CCCCTGCCGCCGGTGTGCGAAACGGGAAAGACGGAGGTCTTATTGTTTGTGCTGAGGGCCAGGTGATCCTGCAGCCAACGCTCTGCATCGATACGAAGGGCTTGCAGGTGGCGCTTATCCGGGTGAACCACCACGAAATCGTCCATGTACCTTATGTACCAGCGCTCGCGCCTTCGGCACTTTGCCCACTGATCGAAGGCGTCCATATAGATGTTCGCGAACAGCTGACTGGTGAGATTGCCGATCGGCAGGCCTTTACCAGGCGTTCCCGGCTCGCTGTAGCTGCGAACGATATTCTCAATGACGGCCATCAAGCGCCTGTCAGCAATACGCTTGCGAAGCAGGCCGAGCAATATCTCGTGATCGATACTTGCAAAGTATTTGCTGATGTCGGCCTTGAGCACATATACCTGCCCGTGCCGCCTGAGGCACTCGCGAAGCATTTCCTGCGCTTTCTCTGCGCCGGAATGGGTGCCACGGCCAACCCGGCAGGCGTAGCTTTGGCCTATAAATCTGGCCTCCCAGATGGGCTCTATAACAGTGACAATTGCATTCTGAACAACCCGATCTCGAAAAAGCTGCAAGGCCGTTATCCTCCGGCGCTTAGGCTCGGTCACATAAAAGCTGCGATAGGGGCCACACTCGTACTGACCCCATATCAGCTCGTTCTGAAGCTGTATCAGATTGCCCTCCAGATCACGCTCAAAATGCCGGCAAGGCCAGCTTTTTCGCTTTCCCTTCCGGGCTTTGAGGTATGCGCTGTGCAGCGCTTCAAATGTAATGATCTGATCAAATAACCCATTAAACGTTTTGGCCATTCTCGCACCTTGTAAGGCGAGTACTGCAGGCCTCTCCGTGCCGGATACTACGCGCAGCACTCTAAGTATTTTTCGGCTCATGCCGCGGAATTGACGTCCTTTCAGCTGGGCACTGGGAGCACGGCCGTAGCCGGGCAACTTCTGGCCGCGCTGGAGCCGAGAGCGGGGGCGAAACCCGAGGTAACTGTAGGAACCCGTGCGGCCGTTGTTGAGGTACAACGCGGCCAGGCCGGCATTCGCGCCATTGTTGCGATTGCCGCCACGATACGGCAGCCACTTAACGCCAATCCCTTCCATTTATCGTCCCTGGTTCCGTGAGGCAGCCTGACGCCGGGCCGCCTCTTCTTTCATCCACTGCATCCACTTGCCCAAAGAGCGCCCGATTAAATCGTTGTGGCGCGCCCAGGTCTCATATTTCTCGAAGTGCAGAAAGCCTAAATCTTTGCTCAACCGCACCAGCGAGCGAAGCAGATCCAGCTCCGAATCCAGGTCTTGCATCGTTGTCTTTTTGTAGTACCGGCGATTGCAAACAATCACCAGGCGCAAGATCCGGTACATGCACTGGCGGATCTCCGCTGACAGCACATGCTTTTCTGATTTCGGAAACTGCCGCAGGGCGGCATATCCGTAGTGGATCATCCGCTCCACGTGCAGCCTGATCTGAAGATCCTGCTGGTTCATTGGCTTTACCTCCTTACGCCCTGCTATCGCAGGGCAAGCGGATTGCAGGGCTACAGATTACGGATTGCGAAAGCGGGGGCGAAACCCGATGAGACTGACGGAAGACGCGCGGCCGAGGTAGAGGGCCAACGCGGCCAGGCCGGCACTCGCGCCACTGCCGCGATAGCCGCCACGATACGGGAGCCGTTCCCCGGTCAGATTCGTGTACAGATAACCCTGCGGGTCATCCACGCCTTTGGGCACAATCAAGGCCCGCTTGAGAGCGTCACCGGCTCCCGTGCTATCCACTGTTGACCATGTGCGGTTGCTCGGCAGATCAAAGAGCGTATCGCTGTAGCCGGACTCGCTCGGGATCGCGTTATCTGGACTTAGAAAAACCCGGGCATCCACCATCTTCATGCCGCTGAGCCACTCCCATACATTGCCCACCATGTCCGCTATACCCGCCATTGTCTGATCGTGGCGCCACTGAGCAGGCCCGGATCCGGTCAGCGTATTGCCGACACCGGAGGAGTCGCCGGGCACGCCGTTATCTTGGCGCGTGCCAGTCTCCCAGCGGTTGTCATGATGCCGCCCATGATTGGTGTTGCCCCGAGGCTCGAATCCGTTAGCCATGCACCACAGAGAGATGGCAGCCCAGTCCCAAATGGTCATCATGTCAAAGCCGGCGCCAGCGGCCTGGCATGCACTTCGAGCAGCGTCATAATCTATGCTTACCCTCGGCTCCAGCCCCGGCTGGCTCACCGCCTCACCGTTGATGATGGCGGCTTGGTAAGCACCAACCCAGATCTCCGCATCTTCCGAGCCATCAAAAACGAACGCTTCATGTACGCCAGTGCCGAGCTCACCGCCTGGCGCGACATCCTCGCAGAGAAATTTGCCCTGGCGCACCATGTAACTCGGCTGACCGGCGGCAGTATAAAAGACGGTCATTCGGCCACCGCTGGCAGCCTCTACCGATCGGCGCAGGCCGTCAATTAGGGCCGGAGCTGTGGGCAGGGCCGCATCCACTGCCTGCTCAACCTGGTCCAACCCTGAAATCTGAGCTGCTTGGTCACGAAAAGCCTGAGCTTCTCCCGCCTTAGTGGTCGCGGTGCCGGCACTGGCGGCCGCAGAATTGGCCAGACTCTGCGCTTCATCCCGCATGCCCGCCACGGACAGGCGATCTGCCTCTGCCTCCTGGGCTGAGTCTGCAGCGGCTGCGGCACTGAGCCCGGCATTAGTCTCAGAACTCTCAGCAGCCGCAGCAGAGCTGCTGGCAGCTGTCGCCGATTGGCCCGCAGCCGTTTCGGACTGGGCTGCTTCCGCGGCGGAGCTACTGGCAGCCGTCGCAGACTGCCCCGCAGCCGTTTCGGACTGGGCTGCTTCCGCGGCGGAGCTACTGGCAGCCGTCGCAGACTGCCCCGCAGCCGTTTCGGACTGAGCTGCTTCCGCGGCGGAGCTACTGGCAGCTGTCGCAGACTGCCCCGCAGCCGTTTCGGACTGGGCTGCATTGGCGGCAGAAGCGGCAGCGGCTGCTTCAGACTGCGAGGCAGCCTGGGCCGAGCCCTCAGCATTTATCGCGTCCTGGCTCGTTGAGCTGGCCGATCCGGCAATTTCGGTGACCTTCTGATTAACAAACACCGCAACCGCATTGGCCCCTTCCCGAAAGGGAATAAAATCAGCCACAAAATCATCAGCTTTTTTGGTGTAGGTGATGCCGTCATCCAGCTTACTGGGCGGCTCGGACATTTCTGGGATCTGAGGTACTTCGCTCATTGCGCTAAACTCTCCGCTTGGATTGAACACTCTGAATAAATCGGCCCCTTCCGCACCAGGCTGAAACTTCGGTAGAAGCCGTACAGGAAGGTTTCCGGGGCCGACTCATCGCCGATAAACACGAACTTTCTGCCGCGCAACCGGGTTAGGATCTGGCGAACGCCGAGGATTCGGGCGCTGCGAATGCTGACTGGGTAGCGAACCCGATTGCTGTACTGCCCCTCAATCAGTCGCACCACACCAAATTCGTCACGATCTTTGCGGCTGAAGTCGAGGATCCCGGTGTCAGCACCGAACTCCAGGTCGCCCAGGTCTCGCACCCGGCCAGCCACAAGCTCGCCAACCCGGGCGGTGCCGCCCAGCCCCTGCACAGTGATTCGAATGGTGGCGCCCCGGTACGGCGGCAACGCCGTCTGCACGGCATCGGTCTGCCAGGCGGGCTCGTCGTTGAAATAGGAGTACCAACCGTGCACCCCAGACACATCAATGAGGGAGATCTCACCGGTACTGAAAACTGGCTCGCCGGCGTCATCCAGCAGCTCAATCTGGTAACTGGCAGCCGTTAGATTGAACAGGCCAATGCCGTCCACCAACTCGGACGGAGCAACCAGGATCTCCAGGTAGTCCGGAGCCTCGGTGTACGTTCCGATTGTTTCGTCGATCATTCGAAGGCGATTAATGGCGCCCAGGTCCAGCCAGGTCGGCGGCTCCAACACAACGCCATCCTCGGGTCGGTCGCTGTTTGGCAACAAAACCTCGTACAGCCGCTGGTTGCGCGTGTAAATACTCCCCGGATACACCTGAGGGTTAGCCGACTCAACTGCCGAAAAATTTGCCTTTGATAGCAAGCCAAACCCATTGCTGACCGTTCGGGTGACATAGTGATCGGCAGACTCGGAGCCCAGGTCAATGGGCGTTGCAGGGTTTAGCGGGCCATCGTTCGAATAGTCCGAGAGGTCAAACGTGGTGTGCAGCTCCACGCCAGAGCGCGCTCTAACGTACAGCTTCCCGCTATTAAGAACGATAATCGGGTCAGTGGCATAGCGAGATATCGCGGAAAATAGTGGGCGGTCTGACTGCACCGCCATCGATGACGCGGAGTATACCCGGCACTCAGCGCCCGTCGTGGCAATGATCTCCGAGCGCAGTTCGTTGAACACCAACAGGCTTTCGTTGCCGTCTGATACCACGGCAGAAACAGCCCCGGTACCGGCGGCAATTTTCAGCATGAAGTGCTCATTGCCCAAATAAGTCTGGGAGGAGGTGCCGGACACATAAACGAAGCCGCCATCCGCTGACCAACATAGATCTCTGTAAGAATCATTTGCTGCCGGTTTAATGCTCACATCGCTACGGAAGTTAAACGGCGTCTGCTGGCTCTCAACGGCTGTCCAGGTGGATGTGTTGACCACATACACGTGAGACCGCACACCGCCGTTCTCGGTGTTGCCCAGATCTTCCTTGAACGCCCAGAACGCGAACTTTGTCGAGTCTGGAGACCATGCCATCCCGCGGCGCACATCGGAGTCGCTGACACGGCCAGAGTTTGCGGTGCGGCTCCTTGAGTAAACCTTCAGGCCTGTAGCAAGTGAGTAGATATTCATCGAATACCGCGTCGACCAGCCCGCAAAACTCGCCTCAACCAGAGCCAGATAATTGCCATTCGGGCTCACCAGCACCGAGGACAGCACACCCCCCATGCCATCAAGCTCCAGCGGCTCAGTCACCTGAGTGTCGGTGTTGTAAACCTTGATTGGGTCTTGGACGGCATTAGAGGTGTAGTCGATCGCATAAACCTTATTGCCTACTGCCGTCGTCATGATCTTGCTGCGGCCCTGATACAGGTCCACCCCCACTGGCTCCCACGGGATCGCCACATCATCCGGAGCATTGCTTGACACAACGCCCTCGCCATCCAGCCTCAGCGGCTCAATGATCTTCATTGTTCACGCACCCCAATGCCATAAACTTCGATGTACTCCAGAATCTCGGCGGTTTTTGCCGCATGCCTGCTGAGAGTTCGCTGGCTTTCTGCAAGCTCTGATCGAAGCAACTGGATCTCTCGCCGCACCTCGCCGCCATCTGCCGGCGCAGACACACCGGAAACCCGCACAGCCGGAACGGACGAAGCAGCCACCGTTGGTGAGGCGCTACCACTTAACGTGCGCTCAATCTGCGTCAGCTCAGACACAATCGCCTGAGTGCCGGACTCAACCGCATCAAGCTGCCGATCCAGGCTGTCCAGCATTCGCTCTTCAACCGCCACCTGCTCATCTGTGATCGCCTGCAGATCTGTCAGCACGGCACCGGTGGCAGCCACGTCTCGTATGTAGTCCGCCATGGACCCGTAATCCCGAGCGCTAATGCTGGTAGCTGCACTCAAGGCGCCCGTGAATGTATCGTCGTAACTCACCGATCCGGAGCGGGCCATGCCACGCAACAGATCAAGGGCGCGCCCGCGCTCCGCTTGCTGGAATGCAGCAGAGGCAGGCAGCATGCCGCCCAGCGCATTGGCTATGGCACCGGAGGCCTGCTCAGCCTCTCGCAGCGCCGCCTGCACCTCGCTGCGCTGTTGGCCCAGCAACTCCCGCTGAGCGCGAGTCGCTTCCGCCTGAGAATCTTCCAGGTAGGTGTAGTACTCGTCTGCCGAGTCGCGCAGCTTCAGAAGTGTGGCGATATTTTTGGCACCGGCTTCCGTCGCGCCATTTTGTGCGCGCAGCAGCTCGTAATACCCTTCGCGGGTGGCCGGCATGGCCAGATTGGCCTGCCCAAGCGCACGGCTGAGGTCTGACTGTGCCAGCTCGAACTGCCTGGCGTCAGAGGCGAAGGTGTCAATAAACCCCTCCATCGAGGCAATGAACTGCTCAACGCCGCCGGCGGCCTCCATCAGCCGTTCGGACGCTCTCACCAGCTCCTCACCGGTCAGGTCCGTGAACTGCACGCCCAGGCGGCTGACGGCCTCTTGCGTGACGAGCGTCTGGTTCGCAACCCGGGCCAGAGTTTCGCCCAAGCCCTCGCCAGCGCGTTGAAAATCTTCCAAGAACGGAATGGCGCGGCCAGACAGGTCATCGAATATGGTGCCAAACCACGCCTCTATCTCTGCCCGTTGCTCCTCAGCGTTCAGGCCCTCCAGGCTGATACGGGCCGTGCCCACCATGTAGTTATCAATTACCCAGGCCGCCTCATCACCCATGCCCAACGCTTCAGCCCCCCGGGCGACAGCATCGGAGATAGACTCAAACACCAGGCTGAACTGATTGGCGGCAATATCCTGGAAGCGATCAAACCGCTTGTCGCTACGGAACCAGCCGCCGTCCTCCTTGATCGTGGCGTAGGCCTGGACCAGAGTCTTGTTGACCAAGTCGTTCAGGTTGCCGCCGATAATCCGGACACCCTCATCAACCACTTTCTGGTCACCGCCGAACACCGAGCTGCCGATGCCAGACAGCAGTCCGCCCGTGAGATTGTCCAGGAACTCCATGCCGTCCGTGAGGATGCCGCCAAGGGCGTCGTCAACCGCGCCATAGACACCCGATGCCGCCCCGAACAGCGGGCCGAACGATCCGGCTGTGATACCCCCAACACCAAGGCCAAGG